GGTTCGCGGCCGTCTCGTCAATCGTCTCGCGGCCGGAGAGTTTGGCGGGAAAGGAGATCACGCCGAAGTCAGACCAGAAGTCCGTGGTCTGCACGGGTTCGGCCGAGAGTGCGTTGGCGGACACGTTCACAGTGCGCGGTACGGGGCCGATCACGATGTCGCCGTTGACGGAGGCGCCGCCGGCCCCGTCGAAGACGAAGGCACCGAGTGTGACAATGGCGTAACTAGGCATGCTGGCCGACCATGGCGCGCTGCACGCCACTCATGACGTCGCGCTTTACGATGTCGGACAGCTCGCGCATGCCCTGGCGGCCACCGACCACGGGGCCGTGGAAGTGCTGGTTGACGATGACCTGCATGCCGCCGCCGCGCCTGCCGAGCGGCGTCACGGTGACGCGCTCGCGACCGGCCTCGCCGGCGACGAACGCTTCCGGGCCGTTCGTGATGTGGTCTGTGCCGCCCGCGTAGCCCATCCAATGGGCGGCTCCGGCCATCGCCGACTTCTCGTACTCTTTCGCCCATCCCCAGAAACCGCTCGGCGGCTTGTAACCTGTGTCCATGGCCGGCGTGGCGTAGGGGTTCGGCCCCGGACCCTTGTACGCCGCCGCCGCCGCCGCCAGCTTTGCCTGGTCTGCCGGCGTGATCGCGTCGAGGTTCTTCTTGAGATCCGCGAGTTGTTCCTTTTCCTTGCGCGCGGCGTCCGCCCATTGGTTGTAGGCGTCGACGACCTTCATGATGATGAGGATGAGGGCGCCTAAGGCGATACCGATGAGCCCGATCTGGAGGATCTGGCCCTTCATCGCCCCGGTTGTGGTCGCGGTAGCGACGCCCAGACCCCTTTCGGCTCCCGCTGCCGTCGCCGCCCGCGCTGGGAACAGACCGAGCAACTGATTCCACGCCTTCTGGAAGAACACGGCCGTCTTGATCGCGAAGATGAAGACGCCGAGCGCGATCGTCACGGGGCCAAGGATGGGCGCGAACGGCTTCAGCAACCTCGTGAGTTCGGTCAGACCCTTGACGAGTAGCGTCAGCGCGGGCAACACGCCGCGCGCGAGCGCGTACTCGAAGCCCTTCATCGACCCGGCGAAGTCCTTCCATGCAGCAGCGGCCTTTGCGGCGTCCTCGAGCTGACCCTCACTCATGATCTGCCCGTTCTTCTCAAGCTCCGTGTTGACCTTGGCCATCGCCGCGGCGGAGGCGTCATACCACAGCGCCATGTCCTTGGCGCCGCGGCCGAGCAACTTCGTCGCCGCCTGCGACTTCGCCGCCGGGTCCTGCAACTGGCTCAGGCGGTCGCGGATGAGCCCGATCTGGTCTTCCGGTGCGAGGTCCTTCAGGTCCGCCCACGTGAGGTTGAGTATCTTGAACGTGTCGACCGAGGCGGAAGCGCCCGTCTTGAGGCCGTAGATGGCGTTCTCCATCGTCTTCAGCGCCATGCCTGCCTTCGACGTGTCGACGTGCATCATCTGCAGTTGGCCGACGAAGCGCGAAGTCGCCTCGGCGCTCATGTCGGTCTGCGCCTTCACCTTGGCGACGGTGATCGCGAACCTCTCGTAGTCGAGGACGCTCTTGCCGACGATGGCCGCCATCGCGACGAACGGGATGACCATCTTCGAGGCGACGGAGTTCATCGCCGTCAACTTCGAGCCGACGGTCTTTGAGGTCATGCCTGCGGCGACGCCGACTTCTTCCAGCGCCTTCACGGCGCCGGCGGAGTTGCCGGTGATAATCAGGCGGATGGCCTCGGTCATCATCATGGCGTGACGAGTCCCATCTCAGTGATGACGGCGGCTTTGTCCTCAGCCGAGAGGTCGCGCACGCAGAGAGCGCCCGTCTTGCGGGTCATCGCCACTTCAGGAGTGACGAAGCTCGCGGCGATCAGGAACTCGATGAGCGTCATCGCCTCAGCCGGCGTGATCGCCTGCTTGTTGTGCTGTTTGGCGATCACCGCGACGACACTGCGCGGCACCTTGCCCTGGCGAATCAGCGCGAACGTGTCGGGCGCCTTCAGCTTGGCGACGCCGCCGCTCGGCAGTGTCACCGTCTTCGCCACGTTGCGCGGCCACTCGGCGGCGCTAGTCGGCGTCAGTTCGGGCTCGGTCATTCTTCTGGACCTCCACTTGTGAAGCGAACGTGACCGGACGTATCGCCGTCTTCGTCGGGCGGCGGGCCGTCTCTGCGCTCGGCCGCCAGTCTCAGGTGCAGGGCGCGGTCTAGTTGCCACGCCAGCGGCAAGTCGGACAGGCCGATGAACTCAGACGGCGGGCGGCCCCACGACTCGGCGATGATGGCGAGTTCCAGCCCGTCTGCGGACTCGGCAAGCCGGTCGAGCGCCCACATGCAGACAGCGACCCCGTCGCCCTCCGAGAGTTCGGAGGCGTCGAGTTCATCGTGGGCAAAGGCGGCCGCGGCGATGCGCTCAAGGTCGCCGCCTGCCGCCAGTAGCGACGGCAGGCTAGGCGCCTCTAGTGGGGCGATTGCTCCCGATGGCAGGGTGACGAGCATGGCTCAGCCTCAGTAGGTCGCATAGGCTGCGGTGGCATTGACCAGCGTGATCGTCGCCCACTTGCTCGTGGCTGTGTCGTAACGCGCCTGCCAGTCGAAGGTGGCCTCGGTACGGCGCTCGTTCTTGATCGCGTCCTGCTTGCCGGTGACGTACTCGCACGCCGGCATCTCGACCCAGAACGTGTGCTTGTACGTCTCTGCGCCGACGGGCGCGAAGGCCGTCCCGTGCACGCACTTGATCTTCGCCGCGAACGTGGTTCCGTTGACGAGCGCGTTCCAGTCGTCAACGTCGAAGCTGCGCTTCGGGATGGAGCCGCCGACGACGGGCAGTGCCTGCTGGTAGATGATCGAGTCCGGGTAGCGGCTGTTCGTCGTGAGCTGGCGCTCGTGCGCGAGCCCGTTCTTGATCGACCAGTCGAAGTCCTTGGTGATCGCCGAGCCGGAAAGCCACGTGAGCGCGATCTCGCCTGAGCGCCAGGGCAGCGCCGTGGCGTAGGACGGGGTCAGTACCGGATCGGAGATCGTTGCCGCGACGAGGGCGAGCAACTTGGCGGCGTATGTCTGCGCGCCGCCCGCCACCTTGACCGCGAGTTCGTCGATGCCGACGCCCTGTGCCTTGCGGAAGGGCACGCCGTTCGGCGGCACGTAGATGAGCTGCATGGTCTGCGGGATCTCAGTCGTCTTCCATGAGAAGACGTGGCGATAGGCTCCCGTGGGCACGGCAACGGAATCGGGGTCGGTGATGACACCGTTTCCGGCCGTTGTCACGCATCCGCCGCAGGCCGCGTAGAGCAGCAGGCCGAGATCGGCAGGATAGAGCCGCCCGTCGAGTGTGCCCTCGGGCGCGTACTCGGCGACGCCCGAGTGCGGCGCCGCGAAGAAGCCGCCGCGGAGTTCGTCGTCGCGCTCGAGCATGACCGGCTTCGGGTCGATGTCGACCTGCGTCGCCGGCAGGTAGAAGACGTTCGATGAGACGGCGGCAGCGCCGCCCTCAGCGTTCGGCGCCTGCTCTAGTGCGGCCTGAATGTAGCCGCCAGTCGAGGCTGTCATTTGCCCTCACCGCCCTTCGTCTCTTTGATCTCGACGAGCTTGAGCGGCGAGCCTTCGATAGCCGCCTTCGCCTCGTCTTCGGTCATACCGGCTTCGGTGAGCGGGAACACGACGCCCGGCCCGTAGCCGTCCTTCGGGGACGGCACGCCAGACAGGTGGCGAGGCTCACCCTTGTAGTTCGGCCACGTCAGGCCCTTCATAATCCACACTCCTTATGCGACTTCGGTTGTCGATACGGTGAACAGGCCGGGGATGTCGCGGATCGGCCCGGTGAACCCCAACGGTGTGATCTTCGGCTCGCTCCAGTTGACGCCGTGTAGCGTCACGTCGGTGCCGGGGATGACGTTGTTCGGCGTGAGCACTTCCTTGACCGCGCGCCAGTAGCGCCAGAGCAGCACCTCGGACGCGGCGGCGTCATCGGCGGGCACGAGCACGTCTACCTGCACGGCGAAGTCGAAGTCGTAGCCGCCGGCCATGTCTTTGGTAGCCGCTGTCTCGGGTAGCGGCGTGACGAGGATCGACGGGTATGAGGGCTGCAAGTCCGGCTGATACCAGAAGTAGGCGTCGGCGGCGGGCGCGGGCAGCAAGACGCCATCGGCGTACTCGGCTTCGAGCGCGGCAAGTGCCGTCGCCATGCCGTCCTGCAGCAAGGCGATGAAGGCCCGGATGACCGCCTCTATGCCGATCATCGCCATGTCACGTACTCGGGAGTGTCTGTGTCGCGTCGATCAGGCCGAGTTCGGAGCGCGGATTGACAGCGCCCGAGCCCTTGCCCATGAGCCCAGCGGCCATCATTTGCTCGCGCAACCACAGCGCCGTGAGCTTCTGGAACTGCGTGCCCCAGCGCGGAGTGACGCGGATCACCGGGCGGGCGGGCATCTTCTCGGTGCCGTCGTTGAAGTAGTGCGCATAGCCGACGGCGGGCGATGACTCGCTCATACCGTAAGACGCCGACGTGGGCAGGATCAGCTCGGAGTAGCCGACGCCGCCGATCATCGCCGAGCGCATCGCGCCGGTGAGTACGCCGATCGGGTTGCCGGGATACTTCTGCTCTTTCCACGCGGCGTAGGCGTCGGAGAGTTTCGGCCACGACTTGCCGCTCATCTTGCCCTCGGTCTCGAATTGCTCGACCATCTGCGCCTTGAACAGGGAGCCGAAGCTGTGGAATAGCGGCTTCCAGTCGGAGATGCCCTTCGCGTAGCGCAGGATGTTGAACTGGAACTCTTTCAGCGGCGGGATCGAGCGAATGTCGAACTGCATGCCCTTGCCGATTGGTGAGACAGAGGCCACTAGAACCTCGTCTCGCGGTCGATGCGCGTGACCAACGTGCTCTGTGAGAGGGCTGTGCCTTCTGAGTCCGTGAACCCGCTGGCGAAACTGCCCGTGTCCTTCGTCTCGGCCTGGGCGTAGGCGCCGGCCTTTATCAGTGCGACCGCGTCGTCGTACTGTGTCTGCCAGAACGCCGTCGCGCCGCCGTCGCCGCTTGCTCCGGTCGCGGTCGGGTACTTCGCCTTGAGTATCATCGCCGCGGCGCCGTAGGCATTCGCCCTCGCCAGGAACTCGAGCAGGCCACCGGCCGCAACGGGCAGCGTGTAGTCACTCGACGTGAGTACCGCGTCGAGGTTCGACGCACAGCTCTCGACGAGCGCCTCAGCCTTCGTCAGCGAGGGGATCGTCGCCGTGACGACGGGTGGGCCTGCGTCGGCGTCTCGCAAGGTGCCGAGGAAGTCGATCAGCGGGTACACGTCGGTGAGTGCGCAGTAGGCTGTCATGCCCGTCCCTTCCTGTCCGCAGATGCGTGGGGGGTCATCACGCCACGATCTGGTAGGCGTTGGAGTCGCCAGCGAGCGGAATGACGAGCGTGTTCACATACCCGCCCGTGCGGAACCAGCGGACGATGTCGGCGGCACTCGCGCCTGCCGTCTGCATGGCGTCGAGCGTTACCGACTCGGCGTCGGTGAGCCGCGAGGGGCAGATGGAGACGTTGCTGAGGTAGGCGAGCGCCGGACGGTCTGCCTGACCCCGGTCGCCTATCACTATCGCGGTGACGGTGACAGTCGTTGCCCCGATGGTGTCCTGCGCGCCGTTGGTGCCGTTTGCCCTCACGTCGCAGGAGGCAATACCGGCATACCTGCCGACGAGGGAGTTGAGACTACCGGCGGCGACGGCTGAGGCGTCCAGT